TTTACGTGATAGACACAATCTATATACATACATATCATTCATGGTATTTTTGTCTCTAGTTCGTTTGTTGTTGGGTTGAAATATCTTATAGTATCGCCCATGTATTCCCCTCTAGAGTTGTGCGAAGGTGCAGATATTTTAAATCTATCTTTATCTTTTGAAAATACTTTGAAATCTTTTAGTCTTTGATTAAAGAATTTCATAGTCTCTTTATCAAAAAAATAAGGTGCTGATTCTTTTGTTAGTTTTTTTATTTCATATATCGTTGGTTTTCTCATTTTGTTCCTCCATTTGTGCAGATACCATGTCTACCTTGTTTTGAAAATCATTATTCAATCTTCTTTTAATACTGTGCGCCATATATAAAGCACCTTTTTTATGTGATAGTGAGCAGAATTCTCCATAAACATCTGGAATATTCTGCATTTCATCATCAATTATTTTGTCAATTTCTTCTATTGTTAAGTCAAACATAATGTTCCTCCAAGTTAATTTATATTTGAACAGTTTATCCACATGTTCAGGTGGTACTTTATTTAAGAAACTTCCTCATAATCATCAGGATAATCAGGCGTATCTTCAGTTTCTATATCAACAACTTTTATATCCATAATATTAAGTCCATGATGATTCTCATAACCTAAGTTTATAGCTTTATTTTTAGCAACTTCATCAGAATCACATTTAATATAATATGTTTCTGTTGTAATTTTATCTATTGTTATTGCGTAATGTTTCATAATATAACTCCTTAATTTGTACTACAATTGTACTACATTTGTACTACATAATCAAATTAAATTAACTTATATATTTAATTCTTTTAAATGTATAAACGTAGTGATCCCTCGTATCAAATCCGAATGCGATTCTCCGCACCCTTTTAGAACTCACGCACAATTCAAAACGCACCATGCCCATAGTTATACACCTCCCTAGCCAGCCAAATAACAGCTGACTTTGTGATTGTTGTTTGTTGTAATTAGATACCTGAGCTGAATTAACAACTCAGATATCTTTATGATGAAGTTATATTACTGATTTCATCTTTAAGTATTGGTTACCAGATGAACCAACTGCGTTGAATTTACTGGTCTGAGCTTTTCTTACGAATGTCTTACCAGTTAATTCTTCATGTTGTTTCTGATATTTACTTTCTTCATACTCGCAAATTCTGAATGATTCTTCGTTGCGTGCAATGAAACCCTCTAAGGCATTGATTCTGTCTTGTGTTCCGACATCTTCACGCCTTGCAGGTTCATCTGTTATTTCATTTACCTGAGCTTTGAAATCAGATATTTGGTTCTGCATCAGTCTCTTACGATTCTGACAGAAGATAATCCTACTGCGTAGCTCACTGGTATAGTGGCTGTTTTCAGGATAGTCTCTGTCTTTAAACATAAGTTCTTTCTTCCTAGATAGGATTTTATCTTCTGTAGGAATATTTACTATTTTATTTTCTGACATAATTTACTCCTGGCTCTCGCCTAAATATTATGTGCGAATAGGTAGCCTCTAGGTCAGTCCTTTTGCAAGTAAGAGGATCGGTTGGTATGGAACGTCTTGCAAAAGGGGAACCTTAGAGGTACATTCGACACGAAATAATATTTTAAGGCAAGAGACAGCAAATTAAGATGACAGAAAATACAGTAAATATTACGCAGAACTTTACAAATATCCTTGCGTAGCATATAACTTCAGTATGAATAAGAAGATAGCCTCAGCAGCAGATATACACCCTAAAGCAAAGATATTAGTAGATACACTAGTATCAACAGGATGTACTATAAAGGAAGCATCATTAATAGCAGGATATAAGGGAAACTCTGCTAGGGTAAATGGTTCCAAGATGCTACATAAACCTGAGGTACAGAAGTACATGATGCAAGTAATCAATCAAACACTAGGTATATCTTCTGCTAAGGCAGTTAATAAGTTAATGTCCCTGTCTAGTGGGGCTAAGTCAGAGTATGTACAGCTTGAAGCTAGTAAAGACATACTAGATAGGGCAGGATTCAAAGCTCCAGACAAACACCAACACCTAGTAGCAGGGGACTTTAAGGTTACAATAGACTTGGGGTAGGAATATTACAGGGACATTATCCATAGACATGGGGGTTAGAAAACTAGGCAGTCACCATATGTATAGGGGTTCCCCTCGCATTATTTTCCCTCAAAGTATTTTTTTATTTTTACTCTATAAAAGAGATGTGGTATAAAAAGGTATGGCTATTTTACCTAAAAGAAGAATTCAGAACCCAGCTACTCAACAAGAGATAGACACTACCAATCGTAATGCACTCAAGATAGGCAGTTACTTAGGGGCAACCTTAATTCCTTTACCAGTTAAGCTGTTATCAAAGGTTGTTGGTCCAGCATTAGCTACAAGGGTTAGAAAGTTTGGAGATAGCATTAGGTTTACAAAAGGCATGACAACATCTGGTGTTTCATCAGCAGTTAAGAAATCTGGATCTATTGGCAATACTAAGAAAGCTGATACTGTAGGTAATAGAATTAAACAAACTCAAGCTATTATGGGCTTAGACAAAAAAACAATTTCACTTCTATCAGGGGATAAAGTTAGAACTTTTAAAGGACAAGATTATTTCTTTGAAAGAGGTGCTAGGCTTGCTGTAGGACCAGCTGGTATATTTACTATTGGGAAAACTGCTAGAACAGTTAAAAAAGCCGTAGAACAAGGACCATCTAAATTTTTTTCTAGTGGTACAAGTGCTAAGACAGGTATTACAAAAGGCAAAAGAGATTCAGGCAGAATTAGTGAAAGAGCATTCAATCGTGATAGGCAAATTGCTGGTGTTAGAGACAAACTATCTTTATCTCCGGGCGATAAGTTACAGGTAAAACGAATAGAAAAAGAATCTTTATTTGCTAATAAAGAAATTTTAAAACAAACATTGTTATCTAACAAGAAAGCTCGTGAAGCCCTTAAGAAAAAATAATGGCTAACAAACTTACTAAGATGGAAAAAAGAGCCAAGCAAATGATTGCTAACGAGCAAAAAGAGAAACGAGCTTACAGAAACAAACGAATTAAAGAAGTTATAGAGATTAAGATGTCCAGAGGACATTCACTAGAACTAGCCAGTAAGATGGCAAGAGAACTGGTAGATACTTAAATCGACCTTAAATAGCCCAAAATGGATTGAAAATATTTTTTAGATACCAATGGCACATTCAATAGAAACCCTAAGAAAATACAACGCACCAGCTATGAAAAAGCTTATCATTGCTGTTAAGATGAGCCATATGAAAGGATTGCCAAAAGAAGCAATAACCGATAGAGAAGCAGAAAGAGTGCTTGAATCTTTATCAGCAGTAACATTAGAGAAGTTATATAAGCTGGCAGTAGAGCATGACCTCGTTAACCTATAAGCCTGACGGCGAAATACTTAAACAATTTATGAAAGACGATTCGTTCTTTCGTGGTCTGCGTGGTCCAGTAGGTAGTGGCAAATCAGTATCTTGCTGTATTGAAATCATGCGCAGAGCATTGATGCAGGAACCAGCTGAAGATGGTATAAGACATTCCAGATGGGCTGTAATAAGAAATACCAACCCACAATTGAAAACAACCACAATAAAAACTTGGATCGACTGGTTTCCAGAAGATGAATGGGGCAAGTTTAATTACAGCGTTCCCTATACACATAGGATAAAAAAAGGTGATTTAGACCTAGAAGTTATATTTTTAGCCCTAGATAGACCAGATGATGTTAAGAAACTACTATCATTGGAGCTAACAGGAGTATGGATTAATGAAGCAAGAGAGATACCTAAGTCAATTGTTGATGCATGTACTATGCGTGTTGGACGTTTTCCTAGTATGCGTGATGGTGGTCCTAGTTGGTATGGTGTGATATGTGATACTAACCCACCTGATACTGACCATTGGTGGTCAATCTTATCAGGTGAAGCAATGCTTCCTGATTATATAACCAAACAAGAAGCTAAGATGTTAGTCAAACCTGATAACTGGATATTTTATAATCAGCCACCAGCAATGCTAGAAGATAGAAATAAAGAAAAAGAATTAGAGGGTTACACAGATAACCCAGATAAAGAAAATGGCAAGAACCTTACTAAGAACTACTATGACAGTATTGTGCGTGGTAAGTCTAAATCATGGATTGATGTCTATGTCCTTAACAAACTAGGACAAATAGAAGATGGTAAGCCTGTATATGAGATGTTTAGGAAAGATGTACACGTTGCTAAAGGCGATATAGCTATACTTCCTGATGCACCAATCTATGTAGGGATTGACTTTGGATTAACACCTGCGTGTGTATTTGGTATGAAAATACGTAGCAGATGGGTAATCTTAGATGAATTAGTAGCAGAAGATATGGGTATTGTTAGGTTCTCTGACATCATGAAACAGAAAATGGCAGAGTATTTACCTAGACAATTCATTGTATTTGGCGATCCAGCTGGTGACCATAGGGTACAAACTGATGAATCTACTCCATTTCAGATACTTAGAGGACGTGGAATTAATGCAAGACCAGCTCCTAGTAACGATGTAGCCCTAAGATTAGAGAGTGTTAATGCAACTTTATCAAGAATGGTAGATGGAGAATCAGGAATATTGTTAGATCCTAAGTGTATTAACTTGATTAAAGGCTTCGATGGGGGGTATCATTACAGGAGAATGCAAGTATCTGGAGAAAGGTATGATGAGAAGCCAAATAAAAATAGGTTCTCTCATATACACGATGCTTTGCAATATATGCTTTTAGGAGCAGGTGAGGGAAGAAACTTAACTATAGGCAACAAGGTTAATAAACCAGTAGTTGCTAGAAAGAATTTTAATGTATTCGAGTTAAAGCCCAAATCAATTTACGACAGGAGAAGATGATATGTGTGGTTCAAGTGGTCCAAGTACACCGCCGCCAGATCCCGGTGCAGAAGCTAGAAAAAAACAAGCGTTAGAAAGAGAGCAAGCAGAAGCAACTGAGCTTAAAGAAAAGCAATACGAAGAAAGAGTAGCTTCAGTTTATGGTAGACGAGGCAGACGTTCATTACTATCAGGTAGTAAAGGTGGTAGTGGCTTTGAACTTGACAGAGGATTGATGAGTAAAAACACACTCGGAGCATAATGGTTATAGAAGCAAAGATTGAACCACAGGTTAATCTAAATGATTCGCCTACTAAACAGCTTTTAAAAAGGTATGAACATGCATTGCAAGTTAAAGACCAATGGAAAAGCATATTTGAAGAATGTTATGAATATGCTCTACCACAAAACGAAAGCTTTTATACAGAACAACCCGGCAGACGAAGGACTGAAAAGATATTTGATGAGACTGCTGTAGTAGGCGTTCAAGAGTTTGCATCACGTTTACAGTCAGGAATCGTCCCTAACTATGCAAGATGGGCTGATTTTGTAGCTGGTAGCGAAGTACCTAAAGAAGACCAAAAAGAGGTAAATCTCGTACTTGACGAGGTTACAGAGTATGTATTTGAAATATTACAGAACTCAAACTTTGCCCAAGAGGTACATGAATCCTTTTTAGATATAGCATTAGGTACAGGAGTACTACTAGTAGAGGAGGGAGATGCTGTAAATCCTATAAGATTTAAAGCAATACCACTACCACATGTATGTATGACATCAGGATATGACGATAAAGTCGATCATGTCTTTAGAAAACGTATGATTCGTATGAAAGAATTACCTGTTGCTTATCCAAATTCAGAGTACTCAGAGAAAATGATGATGGATATGCAGAAAAATCCAGACAAAGAATGTGAAGTAATAGAGATTGTGTATAGAAATTACTACAACATGAAAGAAGAAGAATACAAATTCTGTGCTATTGCTAAAGAACATGAGCATAAATTACACGAAGAAACGTTCAAAGGACTAGGTTCTAACCCATTTATTGTATATAGATGGTCTAAATGTGCTGGTGAAGTATATGGTCGAGGACCATTAATGTTAGCCCTACCAGCAATTAAAACAGCTAACTTAACAGTAGAATTAATACTAGAAAACGCACAAATGTCTATATCTGGCATGTATCAGGTAGAAGATGATGGCGTTATTAATGTTGACAATATTGCATTGATTCCGGGAACTATCATACCTAAAGCTCCGGGTTCTGCTGGATTACAACCAGTTGGACCAGCAGGAAACTTTAATGTGTCTGATTTGGTACTACGTGATATGCGTACTAATATTAAAAAAGCTTTATACAATGATATGCTAGGCAACCCAAATGAGAAAACACCTATGTCTGCAACAGAAGTAGCAGAGAGACAAGCTGATTTATCACGTCAAATTGGTGCAGCATTTGGTAGATTGCAATCAGAAATGGTAGCACCAGTACTACAAAGAGTAGTTTACATCCTTAAAAAGCAAGGAAGAATTAAAATACCTAAAGTGAATGGCAGAGAAGTTAAGATTCAATCATCAAGTCCATTAGCACAAGCTCAACATCAACAAGATGTAGCAACAGTAGACAGATTTTTAGCAATGATACAAGGCAGAGTTGGTCCAGAGTTAGCCAATATACTGGTTAAACAGGACGAAGTCGCTAAGTTTGTAGCTAAAAAACTAGGAATTCCTGAAACTTTAATTAGATCGCAGGAAGAAATGCAACAATTTGCACAACAAATGCAACAAATGATGCAACAACAACAAGGTCAGGAGCCACAAACTCCTGAAGAATAGGAGGTAACTATGCCATACGGTACAGGTACATACGGTT